GACGCATTTAACTATATGGCGATGGCAGGCTGGAAAACAGGCGATATGATGAATGGCATAGAGCCTATAATGAAACTTGCCGGAGCAACTAACACGGATTTAGCTTCGACCTCTGACATAGTTACAGATGCGCTTACAGCATTTGGAAAAACCTCTAAAGACACGACAAAACTCACTAACATAATGGCTTCGGCATCAGCGAATGCAAACACCAATGTAAGTATGCTGGGGGAATCATATAAATATGTTGCTCCGGTAGCAGGGGCGCTGGGGTATTCAATGAAAGATACCACAAAAGCGCTTGCTTTAATGGCAAACTCAGGCATTAAGGCATCGCAGGGCGGTACCTCATTACGTGCTGTATTAACGAACATGGCTAAACCGTCAAAAACAGCACAAGCTGCTATGGATGCGTTAGGTCTATCACTTACAAACAGCAAAGGAAAGATGAAACCTCTTAATAATTTGATGCTTGAAATGCGTCAAAAATTCAGTGGTTTAACAGAAGCACAAAAAGCGCAATATGCCGCATCTCTTGCAGGCAAGACAGGAATGTCCGGATTGCTTGCTATAGTTAACGCATCGGATAAAGATTGGAAGAAGCTGAGTAAAAGCATTACAGACGGAAAAAATGCGTGTGGCAAAATGTATGATGTGTCACAAAATAATTTGAACGGTGCATTGACTATTTTAAAATCAACGGTTGAAAGTATAGCTATAAATTTTGGTGAAAGACTGACACCATATGTAAAAAAAGCAACGCAGTATATTCAAAGGCTTGCTGACAAATTTAATTCTCTGAATAAAAAGCAGCAGGACACAGTTATCAAAGTTGCTCTTGTTGTGGCAGCAGTGGGACCGGCTGTGTTAATCTTTGGAAAGATGGTAACAACTGTTGGAAAAATCACAACAACTGTTGGAAAAGCAGGTCGTGCATTTATCACCCTTAAAAATAATGCGGTTGTTGCAAAAGGAATATTATCGACCATTCAGATGCCAAAATTACATATGCCAAATGCTAAAGTATTTACATTGATAAGTGACGGTGCAAAGTTGGCTGTATCGCCTGTTAGAAATGCAGGAGCAGCAATGGTCAGATTTGCGGCACAAAGCAGAGTGCTAAGCACTGTATCAATGGCTTCAAGTAAGACTTTTGGAGTGTTTGGCAGAGGCTTGAAACTACTATATAGTCCACTTGGAAAAGTTGGGTCATTAGCTGGGACACTTGGCAAGTCTATTTTTGCATTGTTGGGGCCTGTAGGAACAGCAATACTTGTTGTGGGTGCTCTTGTTGCAGCAGGAATCCTTTTGTATAAGAACTGGGATAAGGTCAAGCAGACAGCCGGGAAAGTATTCAATTATGTTAAAAGTGTATTCAATGCGTGCGGTGTTTCGGGAAATAGTCTGAAAAAAGACCTTGAGCCGATAGGAAATAAATTTACAAAAATAGGAAGTCATGCAAAAAAATTGTGGGTGACAATCAAACCTGTTATGACACAGATAGCGAGTACAGCTAAATTTGTGTTTGGAGGTGTTTTAGGTGTACAGATAGGAGTTGCTATTGGAATTTTGAGTTCATTTTGGAATACAGCTAAAAAAATAATAGCTGGGATTTTAAAAGTTTTTGATGGAATTATTACATTTTTGACTGGGGTGTTTACCGGAAATTGGAAAAAAGCATGGAGCGGTATAAAAGAAATATTTTCAGGAGTATTTCAGTCACTTGTGTCATTATGTAAAATGCCGCTTAACGCTGTTATAGGTGCTATAAATGGTGCTATTGCAGGAATAAATAAATTACACCTTAAAATTCCTAAATGGGTGCCTGGCATGGGTGGAAAAGAATTTGGTATTCATATTCCAACAATTCCGCAGTTAGCAAAAGGTACATCAAATTGGCGAGGTGGAATTGTTCAGGTACATGAAAAAGGCGGCGAGATTATTGACCTTCCGCAAGGTTCAAGAGTATATCCGCACGATAAATCAGTGCGTCAGGCATATAAAGACGGACAGGCAGCAGGAAGGAGAAAGACTGTAATTCAGATTCCTAAATTAGCAGACACTATTGTAGTGCGTGAAGATGCAGATATTGACAAAATTGTTGATAAATTAGCAAAGAAACTTGAAGATACAGCAAACAATGTAGGAGGCGATGACTTTGAATATATATATTAAATACGATAATGATAAGAAAAGTGTACGGCTTCCAGTTTTGCCGTCAGAATTTGAAATGTCAGCAACTCAGGGAAATACATCTGTAACGCTGCATGGCTTTGGTGAAGTAAATTTGAAAGGCGATAGAGGACTGTATAGCATTTCTTTATCGTCTTTTTTCCCGGCTGAATACTATGATTTTTGCAAGTGCAAGCCCAAAGAACCTAAAGAGTATATTAGAATATTTGAAAAGCTGTTTGAAGATAATGAAACGGTACATTTAATAATCACAACCACCCCGGCAAATATTTACTGTACTATATCAGATTTTGCTTATTCAAAAAATGACGGTACCGGGGATATAAATTATACAATGAAGTTTACTGAATATCGTGAAAACAAAATAAAGAAGCAATCAAAGTATGGAACAGCAAAACTGTACAGTGCAGAAACTGTTTCAAGGGTAAATAAAAAGGTTAAAACACATTCATACAAGTGGAAAAAAGGCGATACATGGTTAAAGGTGTCACGAAAAGAAACAGGAACCGCAAATTATACAAATACTTTGCGTATTCAGAATAAAAAGGTTATTGAAAAGGCAAAGAAAGCTTACATAAAAAAGCACAAGGTAAAAACAGTTAAAGACAGTGTGGCTTTGGTAGGTTATAAGGTTGTGATAAAGACATGAGCGAAAAGGTTATATTACGATGGTGCGGTTCAAGTAAAGCAGATTTGAAATTTTCATCGCTCGAATGGAGTGGGACAGATACGCAAGTATCGAGAGAGCTTACTTTTTCATTGCCTTATAATCCGTATGATAAGGATTTTTTTAGTGCAAATATAAAACTTGGAGATTTGATTTATTTTTATGTCGATGGTAAAAAGAAATTTACCGGGACAATTACATCAAGGGAAGCAAAGACAGAAATTGGGACAGTTGACTATACGGCAAAAGATTTTATGCAGCATCTTTTGAGGTCAAATACAACGATAAAGATTAAAAATATGACACCGGAGGCGGCAACAAAAAAGATATGCGGCCAGGTGGGTATAAAAACTTCAAATCTTGCAAAGACGAATGTAAGCATAGCAAAGATGTTGTTTAGCGACCAGCCGATTTATGACGTCATAATAGCACTTTACCGGAAAGCGAAGAAAACAACTCATAAAAAATACATGTTAAAAATGGATGGCAGGAATGTAAGTGTAGTTGTAAAAGGGACAAGCTCAGGAGTAACGCTCATTCAAGGCAAAAATATAACCAGTGCGACCTATCAAGACACGACCGATAACATTGTTGATCGTGTCCTGATTTTTAATGACAAGTATAAGAAGCTTGGTAAGGTTGAGAATAAGAACAATGTATCAAAGTATGGTGTATACCAGTCAGTTTATACAAAAGAAAAAGGTGTAAATGCAACGAAAGCAGCAGAAGCATTGCTGACAGGAGTAACAAAAGAGGCATCAATAGAAGCCCTGGGAGATATTGCAGCAGTATCCGGAAAAAGCATAAAAATTCAGAACAAAGCGGCAAAACTTACAGGCACATTTTATATAACGTCTGATTCACACAAATTTGAAAACGGGACACATACAATGTCACTCAATCTTTCATATGTAAACACGATGGAAGAAGGAGCAGATACAGAAAGCACTAAAAAGAGCAAGAAGAAAAGCAGTAAACAGAACAAACCTAAAGTTACAAATGCAGCAAAGGCTTATTACTTTGAAAGTGGAACTGTATTTCATTCTTCAAAAGGCTGTTCCGCCTGCAAAAATGCAAAGACCGCCGTTAAGGAATCAAATGTTGCAAAAATAAAGAAAATGAAAAACAGAAATGGCAAACGTAAATATAAAGCGTGTTCAAAATGCTGGAGTTAGCGAGGTGAAAAAATGTTTCCTTTTGATTTAGAAGATGATGAAATTGACGCAGAAGAAATCGAGGAAGAACCGGAAAAACAGGAATATGAGGTTGATTTTGAAACTGGAAAACTGACCGGAAAAATGATAAGTGGCATTGAAGCTGTGAAGCAGTGGCTTACTATTGCTTTAGCAATAGACAGATACAAGTACACGCAATACTCTTGGGAAAATGGTGCAGAGCTGTCTTCACTAATCGGGCAGGGTTATGATAGAGATTATGTTGACAGTGAAGCAGAACGAATGATAAGGGAAGTTGCTTCTTTAAATGAAGATATAACTAATGCGACTAACTTTAACATTGATTTTACAGGAGATAGGCTCACAATAGCATTTACAGTTGAAACTATTTACGGAGAGGAGGAAATGACGGTAGATGTATGAGGATAGAACGCAGGATATCATTGTAGAAGAAATGCTGTCAGAATTATCCGGTATAAGAACTGACGAAAATTCCATAGCGTACAACGCATGTGTAAAGACGGCAAGCGAGCTTGAAGATACATACGGTGACATATCAGATATTTATGATAATATGCTGCCTGATACGCAAGATATAAGTCACCTAATATCATATGCGAAAGAAAGAGGTATAAGTTATCACTATGAAAGTGCTACAGTGGTACGTGGAAGCTTTAAACAGGAGATAAAAACAGGTGAAATGTTTACATGCAACGATTATACATACACTGTTGAATCGTTGATAAGTGGGTATGATTACCGTCTTGTATGTGAAACACTGGGAACGGCTGCAAACGGGAATACCGGAGAACTTACACCGCGAGATTATGTTGACGATTACCAGGGTGGCCAGATAACAGAAATACTTGTACCGGGCACAGATGATGAAGATACAGAAGTCTTCAGACAACGTGTGATTGATTCTTTCAAATCTACAGCCTTTGGGGGAAATAAAGCTGATTATCGTTTGTTTGTAGATGCAATAGACGAGGTCGGAGGGTGTAAGCCTGTAAGGAGAGATAAGGCAAGTTCGTGGATTTATATATGGATCATATCTGCACAGAAAAAGGCTGCCTCAGAAGATTTGATTAAAAAAGTGCAGACACTTGTTGACCCTGAACAGAACCACGGAGAAGGTGATGGAATGGCACCTGTCTGTCACAATGTTCTTATTAAGTCAGCTTTGACGCAAGACATTAAAGTTACAGCTACAATAGAATTTGACACCGGGTATAGCAAAGAGACTTCAACGACACAAATAACGGATGTTATAGAAAACTATTTTGCAGAATTAAGAAAAGCCTGGGAATCAAATGAACTGCATGACACGATAGTGCGGCTTGTACGAATAGAAGCAGCCATATTAGCTGTTGAAGGTGTAAGAGATATAAGCGTTAATCTTAATGATGCTGCTGAAAATATAATATTGTCATATGAGTATATACCGATGCTGGGAGGTGTTGAGATTGTTTGAAGCTCCAGAAGTTATAATACAAATTCCTGATATAAAGCAGGTTTATGATGCGGTTGATAAACAGATTGAAAAGCTGGCGGCAGCAGTTGAACAGATGGAAGATGATATATTCCTTGAAAGCATGGGTGAGGAAAAAATCAAACTTTGGGAGAAAATGCTTGCTATAAAACCTCTTGATGATGATACGTTATCCGACCGTCGTTTTAGAGTGCAATCTAAAGTGCTTGAAAAATTGCCATATTCATACCGTGTAATCATTAGAAAGTTAACATCACTTGCACCAAATGGAATGGAAATTACACGGTCAGATACAAATGTAACAGTAAAATTAGCTGTTGCATCAAAGAAGAAAATAAATGATGTGGCTGAACTGTTAGAGGTAACATTACCGCTGAACATGAATTATGAGGTTATTATAATGTTTCATACATATGACTTTTTTAAAGACAGGAAAATGACATATGGACAGATGAAAGCGTTTTCTTATCTTGCACTTAGAGAAAACGAGGAGGTGGAGAAGTGAAACAGTCTGAAAATTTAGGTTTAAATTTACCGGAAGATGATGATTTCTTTGACGTTGAGCATCAGAATGAAAATATGAGGAAGCTTGATGAAAAAATGGGAGATGTAAGAAAATCTGTAGAACATTTAAAAGACAAGAAAGTACATGTCACGGAGGAAGAAAAGAAAAAGATAGCTGATATTGTAATTCCAAATGAAATACATGGGACGTTGTCAGCTGGGAAAACAGAGATTGTACTAAGTTCTGAAAAAATATCAGCAGACTCAACCATAGACATATATACGGATGTGTATGGAGTATCTCCGAAAATAGCAACGGTAGCAGACGGAAGCATAACAATGACATTTAAGGCACAAACGAAGAGTGTGCGAGTGAAGGTGGTGGTAAAGTAATGGCATTTTTTAGATGCGGCGGCGGTACGGATACATCTGATGCAACAGCAACCGCAGAAAATATATTAAGTGGGAAAACGGCTTATGTAAATGACGAGAAAATAACCGGAACAATGACGGACAACGGAGCAAAGACAGCATCGTTAAATTGCGGAGGAAGCTATACAATCCCTAAGGGTTATCACAATGGAAATGGTAAAGTGACAGGGA